ACCGCCACACTGGAAATATGGGCGGATCGGTGGACAGAGTACGCTACCGATAGAGACCTCACCGACTCTGGAATGGCAGAGGAGATTGTTAGATTAGTGGCTAAATAGTGATATGGAAATACGATCGTCAAAGCAAAAGATCAGTCTGAGAGAGACCGAGGGACAGGCCAGTAAGACCCTCACCGGATACATCGCCGTATACGAGTCCGACTCTGTCGACCTCGGTGGGTACATCGAGCAGATCGCACCGGGTGCGTTTGCGGAAAGTCTCGCACGTAATGACGTCGTCGCCCTGATCAACCACGACCACAGTGTAGTGGTGGGCCGGCTGTCGAGTGGTACGCTTCGGCTAACCGAGGACGACAAGGGTCTAGCATTCGAAATCGATCTGCCCGACACACAGGCAGGTCGAGACCTCGCCGTACTGGTGAGACGTGGTGACCTACTCGGTTGCTCATTCGGATTTGGAATCGATGAGGTGGAGTGGACCGAGAGGGACGGCGTTCCCTTCAGCCTATTGAAAAAAATAGACCTACAAGAGGTTTCCGTCGGTGTCACCTTTCCGGCGTACGAAGCAACATCCATGCAGCTGAGGATGAAAAAGAGCCTCGACGGAAAGGCGAGAGCGAAAGCCCGGCTGAAAATCGAGGAAGTAACACATAGATAATGTGACGGTCATGCGTTGTGGCCGTCGCCTGTTTGCGGGTGTCGGGGCCGAAGTCCCGTCGCCCATCGTCCGAAGACGAGACACGTGGAGTATATCTTATAAGCAATTAAGGATACGATGAATAAAGAAAAATTAATGGGACTGCGGTCGAGTCTTCGTGGCGAGGCCAAGGCACTCACAGAGCGTGATGGGGAATTCGATCAAGACAAGTTTGACGAGTTGATGGCAAAGATCGCAGAGATTGACGCCAAACTCGCTGCCCTCGCCAAGATCGAAGAGATGGAGGATGAGGAGGTTGCCTCGGCGGATGACACCGAGGACGAGAGCGATGAGGAGCGTGCCCGGGTGTCGCACCCGGCGATCATCCGCAGCCGTGGTCGTCGGACCGCTAACACCGTCGCTGAGCATGCCGCCCGTGAGGGATTCTCGGTTGCCCGTGCCGCTATGGCCGTCGCCGGTAACCGGAGTCTGACCGGCGTAGAACGTGAGGTCGACGATGAATTGCGTCGTTCCAATCCCGACCATAAAGGTAACTTTATGGTCCCGCTTGGCGATATGAACAAGTTGAATCTGCGTTCTTTTAACACGACCACCGGTGCCGGTGGCGTCCCTGTGTGGACTGATGCCTCCAACTTCGTAGACTACCTCTACCCCAAGATGGTCGGCCCGGAACTTGGATTCACTTATTTCAATAATTTGCCTCCCGGGACTCACAAGTTCCCTCGGCAAAATGCGGTCCCGACCGGATCGGCTGTGGCTGAGGAAGGGGCTGGCACCGACAGCGCTCCCGGCCTGGATGCGGTCCAATTCAGTCAGCATACGATCGTGGGCACTGTGCCGATTAGCCGTGAATTGGCCATGCAGTCGGTGATTGCCGCCGATCAACTGGTGATGAATTCCTTGTCGACTCAGATCGGTACGATCCTCGACAAGTGGGCGATCGTCGGTGGGGCGTCCAATGAGCCGGTCGGCATTCTGAACAACAGTTCGGTCACCAACGTTGTCGTTGCTACCAGCAACGCCGTTGCCCTTGCTGATACGTTCGCCCTCGAAAGGAAGGTCGCCGAAGCCAACGCCGAGAGAGGTAATCTCCGATACCTGAGTTCCCCCGGGGGTAAAGCGAAACTTCGATTCACATTGAAGGTCGTCGGATCGACGTTTGCCGATTATATTGTCGACGACCAAGGCAACATCAACGGAAAAAAACTGGTGGATTCGTCTCAGATCCCGAGTAACCGCACCTATTCCGCCACCGGCAACATGACGGTCCTCATCTATGGTGCATGGCAGGATTGCGTGGTCGCCACCTTCGGCACCGGCCTATCGGTGATCGTCGATCCTTACAGCCTCGCCAAGTCCGGTGGTCTCCAGATCACCGCACTCCTCGACGCCGATACCAACGTACTCCACGGCGGAAGTTTCGCCTACATCCCCAACGTCCTCACCTCCTGAGTCTCCCAGCGAGATGACGACAAAGGCCCCCCGATATCCGGGGGGCCTTTTTTTATGGAGTCTTATCATGCACTCAATTTTTCTCGACGGCGGAATCGGTGACGTCTTTGCCTTGGAATCGGCGTGGACCGAGGAGGAGAGACGGTCCCTAGAGCGGATCTACTGGAGAGGCCGGAGTCACCCTGTCCTCATTCCTCTCTTCCGCCAGTCCAAACGTTACGGCCACGTCAAGCACTACGTAGTGGACACTTTGAATCTGCCGAACGGCGTGGATCAGTGGACCATATTCCACCGATTCCACGAAATCGGGTCTCGACCCTTTTCACGTTGTTCCTTCCTCGATGAGAGTGTGGAAGTCAATTTTTCACTTCCAGAAAATTACTTACTCATCCAACACCAGACCCCCGCCAATCTCCCAACGCACCGTGAGGAGCGTGACCTCCAGGCCGGTGAGTGGGGCCGGCTGGTGGAGAGATTGGAAGAGGAGGACCGGGTCGGCGTGGTCGTCAACACACCCGACGCCGACCGCCCGCCACAACACCCGAGGGTGATCGACCTCATCGGCCAGACGAGTCTACAGCAGTCCATCGCACTACTGGCCAGAGCAGGGGGGTACTGGGGGATAGCCTCATCCCTGTGCGTCCTCGCCTCTCAGATCTTCACCCCCGAACAAATGTGGGTGAAGGGAGTAGAGGACTGGCTATGGATGCACCGCTACATCTATTTCCGACCGCACACCACATTCCCCTATCTCTACCGAGACCTCAGGGATTCCACCCCGTGGACTATAGATAAGGATATGAAAACTGTCGAATTCAAAGTCATGAGGTATGCCGGTGGCAATCTCGTCATGCCGGGGTCTGTGGTGCAGCTGTCACCAACGGACGCCGATGCGTTTGTCAAATCGGGTCAGGCACGCTACTACGACCCGGTCAATGACCTCGCTAAGGATCTATACGAGCGTGCCCCCGCAAACCAGCCACTGAGAGAGGCCACCGTACGTAAGGCCCCTCGGAAAGCCACCCGTAATAGGAAGGGGGACAAGTGAATCTCCGATGTATTACACCCCCTGCGGTGGAACCTGTGACACTGGATCAGGCGAAACTACAGATCCGCCAAGACATCTCAGTGTCCACAGAGGAAGACCTCTACATTACCGGGCTGATCAGCACAGCCCGTGCGTGGTGTGAGCAGCAGGTCCACCAGTTATTCATTTCCCAGACGTGGGAATTGGTCCTAGACGGGTGGCAAGAGTGCCACGTCATGCCGCCGTCGATCTGGGGGCCGGTGGGTATCACCGGGGCGACGATCTACACCTCACGGTGTGGTCGGAACGTCGTGCGTCTCCCGTACTGTCCACTCCAGGACATCCTCAGCGTGGAGTACGTGGATATGTCCGGAGAGACGCAGACGTGGGACGCCTCTTATTGGATCGCCGGGAAGGGTAAGCCGGGCCGACTCGCACCCCGGCAGAATCGGTATTTCCCACAGACCGCCGACCAAATCGACACTGTCACGATTCGTTTTCAGGCCGGCTATGGCGACAGCCCCGAGGATGTGCCGCCTCAGGCAAGGCATGCCATCCTGATGATGGTTCCGCACCTTTACGAGAATCGGTGTCCGGTGGGTGAGGTGCGATACGACGTGCTGCCGTTCGGTCTTGAGTCGTTGTTGGACAGCATCAGTCACGGGGCGGAACTTTTCGCCTGAGGTCCATACATATCAGTATGGACCCCGGCAAAATGAGACAGCGAATCCTGATCCACAGGCACGTCCCGGACGTCACACGTAGTGGATCGCCCACAGAGTACCTGATACTGGTCGGCATGTTTTGGGCGTGTGTCGAGCCCCTCGGCGGGACCGAGACGACGTCAACCGCCGCCAAGCAGAGGGTGGCACTGTCACGCTACCGTGTGACCATACGCCAAGGCGTCGAGGTTTTTCCTAACGACCGGCTGTCATATGACGGTCGGGTAATGAATATCAGCAGCGTCGTGAAGGTCGGTCAGCGTAGTGAGTTCTACGAGATTCTTTGCACCGAAGGAGTCCAGTGAGCCAAAACGTCTTCAAACTAACAGGTCTCGACAAGTCCATAAAAAAACTCAAAGGTCTTGAAGCCAAGGTCTCGAAAAAGGTGGTGCGTCAGGCCATGCGTGCGGGAATGAAACTCGTACAGCAGGCGGTTAAAAACAACGCTCCAGTGGACTCCGGAGACTTAAAAGAGGGTGTCAAAGTTCGGGCCACCAAACGCTCACGTAAGAAAATGGGCATCATGGTCAGCATCGGTGGAAAGCCGAACTACGTGGGTGACCTGTACTATGGTGCGATGGTCGAGTGGGGGACGAAGTATCAGAGTCCACAGGGATTCATGCGCCGGTCATTTGATGAGACCCACGATCAGGCCATCGAGATTGCTTCGGCTGGTATCATCTCCGGAGTGGAAAAGGAATTATCTAAATAATGCCAATAACATCATTTGACAAATTGGGCAACAAGGTCAGCACGAGACTCCTCGCCGATAAGGCCGTGGGTGAGACCACACTCCAGGTATCCGATGCGAGGGGATTCGATGTGCCGAACCGTGTGGTGTGCTACCGGGGTCAGGGTGCCACCGAGGTCATCCTAGCGATCTATCGCATTACCGAGGTCGACACCGAGAACAACCTCATCACGATCGGTGATGCGATCGAGGGAACGACCGACAAACTACTG